CCTCATCATTGATAAGCGGATATAGAGATCTTAGAAAAGGTCGGAATCCATTTAATCCAAAAGGCCGCCGCCTAAAACCGCTTAAACACGGTACTAAAGCAATGGCTGATAGATGGCTAGAATATAGCTATGGATGGGTTCCTCTGGTCCAAGATGTTTACAGCGCGTTCGAACTTCAAAAGTTAGAACCACCTTCTTTGATTGTTAAAAAGTCAAAGCAACAAACTGTCACTTCTACGAAACACGGGATCCCTCACGGGTGTCCCTTTGATGTCGGTACTTCTCAAAAGACCGAATCACGTTCTCGTTCCGACCGTTGCACCTTGCGTGCCCGGGTTACTGTCGACTCTCCAGCTGCCTCTTTTGCTAACGCGGTTGGTCTAACCAACCCAGCATTATTAGCGTGGGAACTTTTGCCTTACAGCTTCGTCGTAGATTGGTTTTATCCGATCGGGACTTGGCTCGAAATGCAAACAGCTCTCTATGGAGTCTCTATAACTGATGCTAGTACTACAAAATCTGTCCGATTTTACGGGACAGCGTCGGTTACATCTTACACAACACCCGGAATTACTGGGGTGTCTGTGAATGGGCGTGGTATATCACATGAAATTCAAGTGCGTAAGAATAGAGAGAAAAGCTTAATTGCTGTCCCTATTCCCAAACTCAAGAGTCCATTGTCGGTTAATCACGCCTTAAGTGCCCTTGCCCTTTTAAGGCAAGCTTTTAATTAATTTCTCCTATGGAATATGTCCCATGACTGCTATTACAAGCATTACTCTGGCCGATGGCCAAGACTCGCCCGTAACTAAAACTTTTGAAGTCGTTACCGCTCAGCAGGGTGCAGACGCACCTGCCGTTTGGGCAGAGCGCTCAGGAGGCACTTTCGCCTCGTTTAAGAATTTGACTATGTCAGTTCGACGCGCTCAAAATTCAACTTCGACAAAGGTCGTGTTACGTATTAAAGATCCAACGGTAGACTCTGTCACTGGTGCAGTAAAGTTTAACACGTTGGTGGCAATAGATTTTACTTTGCCGGATTCTGC